ATCAAACCAAATACGTAATCTATTACGCAACAATTATCAAAACTATGCTAGACCCTGTCTAAATTGTATAAACTCTTTGGGGCCGACGAGTTGTGAAATAACCAGAAGCGGCGAGCAAGACGAGGGATGTCCACTATTTTTGGCGTGGGCAAAAAAGAAAAGAGATGGCTTTAATGTGAAAATGCCCCTTCCTCTTGAATCTCATGCACACGAAATTAGGACTAAGAATGATGATTCGTTTGACATAGATCACATAACTGCGCGAATCCAAATTTATATGAAAATTGAGCTAACAGAAAGGCAGTTCACCGCATTTATGATGATGTTCATAGATAATTGCTCTGACGAAGACGTTGCTGAATATATGGGATACAGGTCTTCTGAGAAAAATAGGAAAGCTGGTTATAAGCAACTAAAAAATCTTAAGGATTTATTTAAAAAAAAGATACTGGAGATCATCGAGAAATACGATATTATATTAAGCCATGACTATTAATGAAGAACAAAAAGCGTTAATTCTGCGAGAATATCCGACAACGCCAGATTTAATTGAATTGACGCGCAAGACTTTTAACGACGAAACTCTGAAGGGTTCTTCAAAAGAAGGGAGGGCGATCAGGGACTTTCTGATTAGTCAAGATTTAGAATACCAAACTACCAGACCGAAACGTAAAAAGAAAATAAAGCTCACTGACGAGCAAAAAGAATTTGTAGAAACTCATCTAGAGGAGGGTATGAGTTCGTTCCAGATAGCCGAGCTTATTTTCCCCACTAAGGAAATAAAGAAACTCGGGTTAGAACAAAGGGCCGTTTTAGCTCATATCAAAGGTATTAACCCTGATTATGTGCCGAAAAATGAAAGCGGCATATTAACGACGTACTTTCCCCCAAGAAACCCAGCAAGAATAGTTAAGAAAATTAATAACGCCACCTCATTAGATTTAGATTTTTCTAAAATGTCTAGGCAATATGTGGTATGTGTCGATAAATTGGGTAAAAATCTAGGTAATTCAAGATTTGTGACTATCGTTAACGGTTATACAAATGCCGCCGACAAACAATTGTTTGAAGAAGAATTTGTCCGTATGACTTGGGACAAGCCAGATTTAACAGCGGACGAAATAAACCTTTACATGAATTGTTGCATGGAAATTATCAAATTATCTCAAGTTGGGAAACAAATCAACAAACTGAATGATTTGTTCGATAGCGCAGATAATACAGAGGATATGACGATAAGATTATCGGAAATTATAAAAACTAAGAGTACAGAGTATAATCAATGCGCAGGACGTATAGAAAGTTTAATTGGAAATCTACAGGGTAAACGTTCTGATAGAATGAAAAACAAACAAAAAGCAAATGCATCAATTCTTGCATTAGTCGCCGCGTTTCAAGATAAAGAAGAACGGGATAATATGCTGAAAATTGCGGAAATGCAGAAGGCTCTTGTTAAAGAAGAGGCTGAACGTCTCGAAGGAATGGATGAAATGAAAGCTCGGATATTAGGTATAGGACAAAGTGAAGTCATTTAAATGTAAAGAGTGTGGTGTTGAGTTTGAAGAAAGGCGCAGTTTACATTGCCACATCAAAGCTCACAAGATGAAGGTCGGGGAATATTATTATAAACATTTTCCACGAGTGGATTTGTATACCCATAAACCTATTGCGTTTAAAAACGTGGATCAATATTTAACGTCGGATTTCAATCGTGCTGACAATTTATCAAAGTGGATAAAAAGAGAACCAGAGTTAATTACCAAACCGTATCTGGTGAACCTTATCAAAGAAAAAATAAAAGGTAGATCGAAAACAGTATTTGGTCAAACCCAGCTTGAATCTTATAAATTACCTTCTGTATTAGAAATTGAAAATTTATTTGGGTCATATAAGGAATTCTGTGATCAAGTAGGTTTACCTTCTCAGTTCCCAGATGAAATGCCATCAGAATATAACGACGATCATAGCGGTTTAACTATTCTTGTCGATAGCAGGGAGCAAGCGCCGCTCAATTTTAAATATACAGAGACTTTCTCATTAGATTTCGGGGATTATAGTTTGAACGCAAGAAATTTTGATTATACATTTGTGGAAAGAAAAAGCATAAATGATTTTGTTTCTTCGGTTAGTTTAGATTTTGACCGCGTTGATCGGGAAATAGAAAGATGTAAAAGTGCTGGGTGTTATCTCTTTTTTGTAATAGAGGGTTCTATCAGCAGGGTGGAAAAGTATATGGGGTTTAATAGATGGAAGCAAAAATCCACTCATTCCCATATTATGCACAGTATGCGCGAATTATTGCGAAAGCACGAAGGTTGGTGTCAATTCGTTTTTACAAGCGGAAGAAAAGAATCGCTGCTTATTATACCTAAACTATTATATTGTGGGCGTAGGGTTTGGAAAGTAGATGTACAAAAATATTTAGACAATGTGGCAAAAAGGTAATCAAGATAATAGACCAAATGATGATATCAACGAAGTAATTCGGGCGAAAGAAAGTCACCTTGAAGAAACTGAAGCTAAGGTATTATTATATAGGTTTTTGCGCGACAATTTAACATTCTCCGCTAATTTAATTATGGGAATTGATTTGTTCCCGTTTCAGCACATGGCTATTAAAGCCATGATGAAATCGGATTATTTTTTAGGGATTTGGAGCCGCGGTCTTTCTAAATCATGGACCACTGGTATTTTTGCGGCTTTATATGCCATATTTCATCAGGGGAAAAATATTGGTATTCTTAGTAAAACTTTTCGGCAAAGTAAAATGATCTTTCGTAAGATCGAGGATATAGCTAAAAAACCTGAAGCTGGATTTTTACAACAATGCATAGATCATACGTCGCGATCAAACGACGAATGGATTATGAGCATCGGGCAAAGTAAGATTATAGCTCTGCCGCTGGGCGACGGCGAAAAACTGCGCGGTTTTCGTTTTCACGTCATGATTATCGACGAATTACTTCTAATGCCAGAAAAAATTCTGAATGAAGTTATTATGCCGTTTTTGAGTACCGTGGAAGACCCAGCGGCCAGACAGAAAATGTACGATGCGGAATCTAAAATGATAGAAGCTGACCTTATGAAAGAGGAGGATAGAACCACATGGGATAGCAATAAGCTGATAGGTTTGTCGTCTGCGTCGTACAAGTTTGAGCATTTGTTTAAATTATATTCTGAATATGAAGATTTAATTTTGCACCCTGAAAAATCCAAAGACTACGAGAAGGATTTGAATGTTCACCGCGTAATTATGCATTTCTCATATGACGTGGCTCCGTCGCAGCTATACGACCAAAAGTTGATTAATCAATCCAAGGCCACAATGTCTGCCGCGCAGTTTGATCGGGAATTTGGTTCTAGATTCACAGACGATAGTAGCGGATATTTTAAAATAAGCACAATGGCTAAATGCACCATCCAAGATGGACAAGCCCCATCGGTTGAAATTGTCGGGGACCCCAAAAGTGAATATATATTAGCTATAGACCCTTCGTGGTCAGAAAGTGAAGGGTCTGATGATTTTGCCATGCAGGTTATTAGATTGGATAAAGAACGTAAAAAGGGAATATTAATTCATAGTTATGCGATGAGCGGGACCAATTTAAAAAAGCATATTGCATATTTTTTATATATATTGGAGCATTTTAATATAGTTAAGATTGTTATGGATTACAATGGCGGCTTGCAATTCTTAAGCGCCGTCAATGAAAGTGCCGTATTTAAAGAAAAGAAAATAAAAGTTAATGCTATAGAAGATATAGATTTTGATAACCCCACGGAATACGAGAAGGATTTAAGAAAATTAAAGTCCAAATATAACAAAAACAACTATACAATATGTTTTCTGAGAAAACCGTCGTCAGCGTGGATTAGAATAGCTAACGAAAGTCTTCAAGGAGCTTTTGATCATAAGCGGATGCTATTTGCTGGTATGGCAATGGACGACGAATACTATCAACAAATTAAAACCAAGCCAGACATCTCCAATATAATTTTTCTGAGGGAAGATGAATTACACGAAACGTCTAACGATTCTCGTGTTATTGACTTCTTAGAAGTTCAAAAGGATAACGTTGAGTTAACAAAAACAGAGTGCGCGTTAATAGAGGTCAGCACAAGTCCCCAAGGAAACCAGACTTTTGATTTACCGCTGCAACTGAAAAAGACTTCGGGTCCAAACAAGGCTAGAAAAGACTCATATACCGCCCTTGTTTTGGCAAATTGGGTTATGGACATCTATTTTGATATGGAAAACTTTAAGGAAGACTCTCAGGCAACGTTTGTTCCAGAGTTAATATAAAGTAACTTTTCACTTTTCGAAAGTAACTTTAAGTGTACAATATAATATGGCATATAAAAGAAAAACTAACCGCCCTTATACCAAAAAATCCGACTGGTGGGAACAATTTGAAGAAGAAACTCAAAGTTCACAACAATCTCAGCGGCCATCTCCAGTTTCCATGGCTATGGTAGAATATGGGGATACGTCTCCAGAATCTTTTGGAGTTTCATTAGCTCAAGTATCAAACCCATCATATATTATAAGTGCAAGAAGTACGGCGGCTGACGGGACAAGAACTTCGTATAGAAGAAACCGCGCTACCATGCAGAACAAGAAAGATCGGTTCAGTATTATCAGGCAGGGGATGTCAGCGTGGGAAGAGTCTGGGGATTTTATTTCTCCAAGGGACGCTATAGAGTTGTGCCAGAAGGCTTATGCTAATTTTGCTTTGTTCAGAAATGTTATTGATATGATGGCTGAATTTTCAAATGCGGACATTTATCTGACAGGAGGTTCTAAGAAAAGCCGCTCTTTCTTTGACGGATGGATGAAAGGCATTAATATCTGGAAGCTTACAGATCAATTCTTCCGTGAATATTTTAGAAGCGGAAACGTGTTCATGCTGCGTGGGGACGGAAAAGTTAAAGATTCGGATTTTAGGAATGTACAAGCTTCTTATGGCGCAAGTATTTTAAAAATCCCAGTTAAATATATTTTTCTTAACCCTTGTGATATTACGTCAAAAAATTCTTTATTCTATGAGAAGGAGGGTTATTGCCAATTACTGTCTAAATACGAGTTAGACCGACTTAGACATCCGAAAGACGAAAATGATAAACGGGTCTTGGAATCGCTTACCCCAGAAGCAAAGCAGAAAATTAAACTAGGTCAATATACAGACAGGGGTTTAGAAATACCTTTGCCAGTCGATAAAATTTACTTTGTTTTCTATAAGAAACAAGATTATGAACCTTTCGCAATTCCATTTGCTTTCCCAGTATTAGAAGATATTAACGCTAAACAAGAATTAAAGAATCTTGATAACGCATTGATGAGGACTATCGAAAATGCGATCCTGTTAGTTACTACAGGGGCTGAACCTGATAAGGGTGGCGTGAATCAGCAAAATTTAACTGCGTTGAAAAATCTATTCAGGAATGAAGGTGTTGGTCGAATTTTAGTTGCAGATTATACAACTAAGGCTGAATTTGTTATACCTGATCTCAGTAAAGTGTTGGGGCCAGAAAAATATCAAGTTTTGAATCAAGACATTAAAGAAGGTTTGCAGAACATTGTATTATCTGATGACAGACAAAGCACGGCGGAAGTTAAGGCTAAAATTTTCCTAGATCGTTTAAGAGAAGCTCGTAAAGCTTTCTTAAATGAGTTTTTACAACCCGAAATTCGTAGAATAGCTAAATCCGCGAATATGAGAACATGGCCCAAGGCCGAATTTAAGGATATCGACTTCAGAGATGATATCCAACTGATGAAGATTGGTTTAAGATTAATTGAATTAGGAGTCTTCACCCCAGAACAAGGTATATCATTTATGGACACGGGGCAATTCCCAGAAGCGGATTCTCTCGACGAGGGCCAAGAAGAGTTTGTCAAGAAACGCGAAAAGGGTTATTATAACCCAATCGTTGGCGGCGTACCCGAAACCCCTCCTCCGTTTGATCCTAATAAAAACAATACAATTAATAAAACTCCCAAACAAAGGGGCCGTCCATTAGGAGCAAAGCAAAAACAAGGTTTAGCATCGTTAGCAAATATACAATCTGTTGTGTATGATATCGAAGACTTACATCGTCAACTGGAAGAGGATTTAAAAACTAAATATAATAAAGAGTCGTTGTCAGAAGAGCAAAAACAGATAGTGGATCAAATAAGTGAATCAATTGTTATATCTAAAGAACAGAAAGATTGGCTAACTATTGCAAAAGAATGTGTAAAAGATTCCAGAAACATATCAAAATTGAATATCCCGTTGGATGGAGTTGCCGATACAGTAAGAGAATTTGGACTGGACGACTATGCAGCGGCGATACTCTATCACTCATACGATGAAGACACATCAAGAACCTAAATATAAAGTAAGATTCGATTCGGTAATTTATGCCAGCAATGTTAAAGAGCTAGATTACCATAGTAGCGCGTCGTTAGATTCCCTCAAAGAAGTTCTCCCATATGGTATAGACCTCAGTAAAAATATTGATTTGATTCCTGTCGCATTTGACGCGGCAGTTATTAATGAATTCAACAAGAATGACGATGGGATATCGGCGAGTACCGCGAATAGTATCAAAAAATACTTTATTCATAAACCTACTAATATTGAACACGACAGGTCTCGTATTATAGGACATATCACTAATGCGGTCTTTACTAAAAAAGATTCTCACGAATATATATATGGAGAAGATGCGGTTCGAATGGATGAGCCGTTTAATTTGTCATTAGGCGGCATCGTATATAAATTAATAGACGAAGAGTTCACTGATATTTTATATAACGCCTTAAACAGCGAAAGTAAATCTACGAAAGTTATATCAGCTAGTTGGGAACTTGGTTTTAATACATTCGGTATTGCTATTGGTGGTCAAAAACTAAAAGACTGCGAAGCTATTACCGACCCTATAAAAGTAGCTTCGTTAGCTCCTCATCTTAAATATTTTGGCGGTAATGGATTTGCTCCAGATGGACAACGTATTTATAGATTAATTATAGGCGACGTTTATCCTTTGGGGATAGGTTTCACAGAGAATCCAGCAGCAAATGTAAATGGTGTTTATACCAATGATCCATTTAAAATTTACGCGGGCGACGGAGTTTTAGACGAAGAAGGAAGAAAAGAGGAGGTTTTAAACATAGATAAACCCTATGAAATTTCACAATCAGAAAATTTGAATGTAAAAACACATGATCAAAAAACAAAGCTTATGGATTTTATAGAACAAATTAAAGCAGCTCTTGATGAGTACGGGGTCGGTAAGATTTCAGACGAAGCCAAAGCTGGAATGACAAAAGACATCGTCGACGCAGTAAGGGAAGCTAACGATCAGTATGTGGCAGAAAAACAAGCCGCAGAGGACGCCAAAAACGCCGCTGAAACACAAGCTAAAACCTTACAGGCTTCTGTCGATGAATTAAAAATCAAACTTGAAGCAACTGAAAGTCAACTTAAAGTTCTTCAAGATGCGGCAGAAGAAGAAGCTATTGCTACTGCCCGTGATCAACGTATGGAAGAAATCGACCAACAATTTCAACTAGATGACGAAGACCGTAAATTAGTTCTCTCTGATTTGGCTGATTTTGACCCACGGTCAAATGAAAAATTCGATTCATACGCTTCACGCCTGAAAGTGCTTTGGAAAGACAAGGATAAAGAAGTTATTGCTAGTAAGCAAAAACAAATCGACGATCAAGTCCAAGCCAAGGTCCAAGAAGAGTTGGCGAAACTGAATACCAGCAACGCTTCAGAAAAGGTTGACGACAAAGATGGCGCGAAAGCCGCAGAAGATGCAACTGCATCTGCTAAAGCTGACGGCGAAGTTGTTGTTAATAAATCTGATGCATCGAAAACCGAGCAAACGCTGCAAGAAAAATACGCAACCCATTTCAAAGAAGAAGATATCCAAGTAACATTTTAAACGGTAAACAAACATGATTAGACTATTACCATTCAGACAAGTAAACGAATACGATGTTGTTAACCTTTTCGCCCTCGAAGGCGGATCAGTTAATAGCAACCTTACAGGGGTCGGCAACGGCGATGCTGGGGTCTTTGTGAAAGTTTCCACAGGAAATTTTGACGCCGATCCTTTAAGCTACGTATCTGACTCCTACCTTGGCAAGACTGACTATCCGCATATCGGATCACAGAACATGTACCCACAGGTGAATAAAACAGTGGCTCCAGCAACAAGTGGCGAACTTCCGCTGGGATTAACCCTTAACCAAACCGCCAAATATGATGAAAACGGAGAAAGCCTTCTTCACTATCCTCAAAAACGCAAAGAAATGCAAGCCGTCCTGCCAGGACAAGCTGTTCCAATCGCTATGCGCGGTCTGTTCACACTCCACACA